ATCGGCCTTTTCGTCGATACGTAGTACCTTTGAAATCGACCGGTTTGTGGAGATTCGATTCTCCCTCTCCACCCAGAAATAGCAGCTTTTTCGGAGTTTATACAGCTATGGGCGTACGGCAGAACGCAGACGACAGCGAGGAGCTTGATGTTGAGAACTTCTCGCTTCCTGACGGTAGCGGCTTTGCTGACCCATACGCCGCAGAGATTTGGAACGCTGCTGTGAAGGAGCTGCAAGGAACGGTCGAGGAAAGCGGCGCAGGACAGCCGCTGGAGAAAGCAGAAGGTCAACCTTGTGTGCAAGGTGAGACGGCTGCTAGCAGCGGTTGCATCCCTGCGGCTGGTGATGTATCGCCCGAGCCGTCGCACGACAGCGACAGCGCGCGGAAGTCCAAGCTGGTAAAGGCATTCCGAGCTGCGGCGAGTAAGTACGCCGACACGAAAACGACTGCAGGTAGGTTCGGCAAGGCAGGGTTCGACAAGCTCCCCGAATCTGCTCAATCAGCACTCGCAAACACGTACGGCGGTGTACGGTACGTTGAGCATAAGCTGATGTCCGGCTATGCTGGCTCTAAGAAGCTCGCTGAGAAGGTCGCAGCCGAGCGCGGCTGGAAAGGCCGCAAAGCTGAGCTGCTCGTAAAAGGCTTGGGCATTGCCGACCTCGTAATGGGCTGGACAGTGCAAGCGCCGCTGATTTACGCCGCAACCGGTAGCGTGACGGCGGCAAAAGTTGGAACATGGATTCCAGTCGCAAGCCTCGGGTTTGTTGGTTACTCGTTCCTACGCAACCCGTTTAAGACTGTACGCGCCGCTAAGGCGCTCATTACAGGTTCCAAAGCGAAAGCTTACCGTGGCCGTAAAAAGCTTGCACAGATGCTGGCTGACGGTATCGACAAGGGCGGCGAGCAGTTCCTCGCCTTGTTCTCAGCAGCTCTGGATGCTGGCGACAAACCGCAAGCTGCCGCACAGCGTGCAGTGCAGCTGCTGCCCAAGCTTAGCGTAGAGGACGGCGAGCTGGAGATTGCGGATACGGAAACTCTAACTGTTTAATGGAGAGTTTTATGAAGCCAGTTACTGCGGTTGTCGGCGGCGTGTGTGCGTTTGTGCTGCTCGCACTCTGCTTCTTGTCTTTTGCCTGTGTTCCTGCAGGTCACGTCGGCGTCGTGACGACGTTCGGTGATATCAGCGACGATATCCTGGAGAGCGGTCTCCACTGGCCGGTTGCGCCGTGGCGGCGTATTGTTAGCATGTCTGTCCAGACGCAGCAGGAGAAGGAGCGCGCAAATGCTCCAGTGAAAGGCGGCCTTTCCGTCACACTCGAGGCTTCTATCCTGTACTCGCTTCGCAAAGAGTCTGCTGCAGATATGTACCGCAGAGTTGGGAAGGACTACGCGTACGTTATCATGGAACCAGCATTCCGCTCTGCACTTCGCAGTGCCACTGCTAAGCACGCTGCCGAGGACTTGTACAGCGCTGAGCGTTCAAGTGTAGAGGCAGACATCGAGAAGGGCGTACAAATGCTGTTCGATAAGCACGGGCTGATGTGCGAACGCGTTCTGCTGCGCGATATGGAGCTGCCACCGACGATCAAAGCTTCCATCGAGCGCAAGCTAGCAGCAGATCAGGATGCGCAGCAGATGGAGTTCGTAATTACTAAAGCACGCAAGGAAGCTGAGCGGAAAGCTATAGAAGCGAAAGGTATCGCTGACGCCCAAGTAATTATTAAGAAGGACCTCGATGACAACTACATCCGGTACCTCTGGGTGGAGGCACTCAAGGTGCACAGCGGAGCGGTGATCTACGTTCCAACCGGTGCGGACGGTCTTCCGTTCTTCCGCGAAGTTCACGGAGGCAAGAAGTAACATGGCTGCAGTGCGAGGAAAATGCCCGCGGTGCCGTGAGAACAAAGTTCTAGTTACAGGCATCGCTGATTCCTTCAACCTCAGCGGTGGAGCTCCACGGTTGCTTTGCCTCCCGTGCTGGAATGCTGTAGAGGACAAGCGTAAGCTGAAGGCGGCGACATGCAAGCAACAGTAAGCGTGAGCGTTACAGGTTCTCTGCATGTTCTGCGTGACGGTGACCACCAGTCGCAGGTATTTATGGGCGCACAAGCTTGCCGCCAGGATGTTCAGCAGTGCTTAACTGCTGTTGCGTGGATGCTGGACAAAGGCGTGACTGGTTGGTCGTACGACCAGAATGTGCCGCTTGCTACAAAGAAGCTTATTACGGACGCCGCAACCGAACTCGGCAGCGTGCCACCAGTGTGGAAGGTTCCGAGCAGCAGTCCATTGAAAGAGCTTAATAACATGGCTGCAGAATTGGCCGCCATGCGCCTACGTATTGCTGAAGCGGTGTACATTCGGCTTGCCAGCACCCCAGTCCGCATGGATTCCTTCGAAGAGCTCACTGAACAAGCTTACGCTGCTGCCGATGCATTCTTGAAGGGTGCAGAGAATTGACTGCAGGTCTCCGTTACACTTACATGTCTACGTCGACATTTGAGGCTGTATGTGGCAGGCTGTTTGAGCATTGTAAGCCATTGGACTACGAGTCTGTGCGTACCGCGCTCGGTTTGCCGGAATACGATGTAGTTGTGGCCGTCAAAATGGACATCGGCAGTGAGAGCTCTGATTCGGTTGCTGTAGGCATACGCAGCCCTTGCTTCGATGCAGGTTTAGCGTACGTCGGCACTAAAGTCCAGTTGACGTACGGCAGCTGCGACGGTAACGGCAACACTGTGAACTTGCACGGTAAGCCTGTACATTGGATTGGTCCTGTGCCTAACGGCACGTTCCTTGCTTACACCGGTCCAGGCGTGGACATGTCCAGAGCGACGCTGGCATCGTTGCAGCGCATGACTGAGGAGGCGGCAGAGTGAGCAGGAGCAAGTACAAGTCCGGTTATGTACGCAACTTCGTGGTCGATGCATCGTTACTAAATGCACGGTTAAAAGACAGCAGTTACCACAACCGAACGGCGGTGCATAAAGCACTGGGTTTGCCGGACTGCGATGCTGTAATGAGCGAGGCACTGCTTGCGAGGGGCGCTTTGGCTTACAACCGCGTAAAGCTTCAGTACCTGTTGTGCATACGCAGTCCGTGTTTCGTTGCTCCAGCGTCCAAACTGCGTGCCGATTGGCGGTTTATCAACGAGATAGGCTTAGAGTACGATAGGCCGCATAGCAATACAACGTTCCACAAGTACGTTGGCGAGGGCATCGACATGACGCGAGCTATGCTCTCCGGTCTGCAGCACATGGTTGAGGAGGCAGAGTGAACGAGTTGGCGCGTGTGCTGCAGCTGATGTTCGCTGCTCAAGCACGGGATGCTATCGCTCGCGTAACGTTGGACCGTGCACCGGATATGCACCGCTGGGTACGGCCTACAGCAGAAGCTGTGAAGCCGCTCGCTCTGCAGCTCTGGCGCCAGGGTGCAATGCGCTGTCTGCTGACTCTAGGCCGTCGCGGCATGTTGATGCAGCGTCACCGCTATGCCGATCCTACGCTCCGCCGCTTTCCGATCGGTAACGCAGTTGCATTCGGCGTCACTAAATCGCTGTTCGGCGGGTGGGATGACCTGCTGTACAACCCGAAAATTCTGGCTGCTGTGGACCAGGCTGTATTCACTTTCTGCGAGGATACGCTTGCAACAGCTACCAGCGAGCTGGACCAAGCATTAGACGATCTACGCGCTTTGATGCGAGCCGGTCTGCCTAAGTACGAAGCTAGCACGACGCTCGCGGAGAAGGTAGTCAAAATCTTCGCATCGCCGTACCGAGCACTGCGTATTGCAACCACGGAGAGCTCGCGGCTGATCCATGCCGGTCAGTTTTTGGCTGCCAAAGACAGCGGCGTAGTCCGAGGAAAGAGCTGGCTGTCTACGTCGCAGAGCTGTAAAAAGTGCTTTGCGCTCAATATGCTTGAAGTCCCGCTGGACAAGCCGTTTATAACGCTCCTTACAGGCGGGCCTTACGCCGTGGTGATGTACCCACCGCTGCACCCTAACTGCAGCTGTTCTTGGGCTGAGGTACTGTAATGCGTACAGTGCTGCTTCTTCTAGCTTTCGATCCGACGGGTGTGTGGGTATCGCAGACTGATGCCTACGTACTCACATTCGAGAAAACAGCCCGTGGCTGGCGTACAGAATGCCGTACGGATGTCCAGCTCTGGAAAGGTGTTGCAACTGAGCAGTCGCCTGGTGTGTATGTCGACTATACGAGGTACAATGAGCGGAATTACCTGGACAGGTACACGTACATTGTAACTCGTGACGGCGACTTGTTCCTTAACGGTAGCGGGTTGACGTTTAAACGGAGGCAGAAGTAGTGCATGTAGAGATCAGCGAACTCGGCGACGTTCCCTACCGTAACTGCATCCACCTGTACAGCAGCTGGGATGCGGGAGTGCTTCAGTACTTGCTTCCAGCTGACGCAGAGGACCCGTTGTGGTGGGCTCAACTCGGTTACGAGATGTGGCGCAGCTACCGTGAAGAGCAGCAGGAATTGGATGCTGTTGAGCAGCTGGCATGGGATGCTTACCTCGAATGGAGGAGTCGCACATGGACAGCTACCGTTGCATGCAAGGTTGCGGCAATTTACGCCGTACTCGTGGCCTTTGTCAGCAGTGCTACGCAAAGGTGCGCTACCTTATTAAGGCGGGTAAGACTACTTGGGCCGCCGAAGAGGCCGCCGGCAGAGCTCTTCCGGCCCTAACTCGTGCCCAGATCAACGACAGGTGGCTCAGTACTCGCAAAACATGACAACACTGTGCGTTACACATTAGACCAGCTGATGGAAGGTGTCTGTACGCACTGCAGCACAGCTGTTCGAGTGCAACGTAAGGATGCGAAATCCTCGCCGAAGTCTGCAGCAGCTGATATGTTCGCTGATCTGCTTTTCGCGGAGTGTCCAACGTGCAAAGAACGGTCGTTAAAGAAAATCGGCAACCGCGTTTACTTGATCCCTGTGACTCTGCCGTTCGGGTGCAGCTGATGCCTGAGCTAGACCTTACACCTACAGAGCAACGCATCTTCGACTTGCTGCTGGACATGCGATGGCACAGCAGGACGGAGTTGGTAGATTGCCTGCCGAATGCAGACGAGCACACAGACACACGTAATGTTTACAACCACGTCACAGCCTTGAAGCGTAAGCTACGTGATACTGATTACCGGGTGCTGCGCGAAGAGAGCGATTACCGCCTCGTGCGCATCACCTCACATCTGTAATCGGTACAGAAATCACGCCGCGACCTATCCTCTCTTGACTTGAATTCGACCCGGTGATACAATATGGCCTGTAATGGTCCGGTATCACACGTCCATCGACGCCGTAGCAAAACGCTACAAAGCGCTGGACAGCGAAATCCGAAATGGCAGCTTTTCCGTCACCGATGCTATCGGGCACTTCGCTTGGGTCACCAAGCGTGGCGATGAGCTCGGTATTGGCAGCCTCGGCAGTTACATGCCCGATTCTGCCGACGACGATGCAGGTTCTGCCAGCTTTACGATCACGACTCCTGAAGAGGACCGCGACGGCGATATCGTCATGCCGATGGGCTGCCAGCTCGGCAGCTACTCGAAGAACCCGGTCGTGTTTTTCGGCCACCAGCAGAGCGGCTGGGAAATACCGATTGGCGTGTCCAAAAGTCCTGATGGGCGGTTGTGCGTCTACCCCGAAGCAAACAGGATGTGGGCGACGTGCTACTTCGACCGCGATGACCCAGACGCCGATTTCATCTACGGTAAAGTCAAGCGTAAAATCCTCAACGCGACAAGCATCGCGTTTGTGCCGATCGAGGCACACCGCCGCGACGAATTCCACAAAGCACAGACACACCGCGGTTCCACAGTGCCGCTTGGCTGGTACTTCAAACAGTACGAGCTCACTGAGTGGTCGATTGTGGGCGTACCTGCGAATGCTGGCGCAATCCGCGATGCTTTGGATCAGGACCGCAAGCACCTTTCGCGGCGCATGCAGAAAGCTCTGCGTAAGTACTGCGCAGAGCCGCGCGGTCGCTGCTTCACTGGCTGGTGCCCTGGCGGTGTCTGCAAACGGATAAAGGGTGGTGCAGGTATTGCCGATCAGCTTCCGCGGGCTATTGAAGCGGCGCATGTAAGCACGGCGCCCGAGATCAAGGATGAAGAGGACAAAGCACACACGTCCGTACACGGTGAGCACAAGAGCTGCTCCTGCAAGGCTTGCAGCGAGCACAAACCGTGTCCTTGCGCAAAAGGTGACGGTAGCGTAGTGCCGACAACCACAGACGTTGCAAAGAGCTGGTGGCTGGCCACATACACGGTCAGCAAGGGCGGCAAAATCCTCACGCTTAACGAGCGGTTACCTGCGGTCGACAAGACTGCTGCCGAAGCTGAGTACAACAAGCGGTTTGCGGGCGGTAAAACAGCCAATGGCCTTAAGACGAAGTTGGTCAGCATCGAGAAGGATGCACGCGTACTGAACCAAGCGATCCGTCAAGCGCAAGACCGCGGGTACAATCAAGTGCAGGATTACAGCGGCGAGTGGAAAGATTTGCAGCGCTGGATCCGCACTTCGAAACCTGGACGCGGCTGGGACTGGGCGACTGCCGAGGTGATGGGCGACAAGCTCGTTGCGACCGACGAAGGCGGCACTCGGTACACCTGGACGCTGCGTAAGAGCTTGGTCGCGAAGAACACTTCGCAAGCAGATATCGAACCGCCGATGCCGCGCATAGAAGAGAAGTACATCCGTCATGAACACGGCCAGTGGGTTGTGCACGCACACGACGGCAGGGTCCTCGGCAAGCATGGCAGCAAAGGTGAAGCTGAGGCACAGCTCCGAGCTGTCGAGGCAAACAAGCACAAGGGCCTCAACGAGGCATCCGGCACTGCAGGCGGTTTCACGGTGCCGACCGAGACAAAAACCGGCGAGGATGCCAAGAAAAAGAAGCGAGGTAAACAGCCGATGGCTGACACGACCAAGAAGCCGACACTCAAGCGCTACGTCGTAAAGACACCGCTCGGTTACATCGCCAAGAAGGGCGGCATTACAGACGACGAGGATGACGCCAAGCCGTTCAGCGACGAGAAGGAAGCCGAAACGGCTGCGGAGCACTCCGGCGGCGAGGTCAAGGAGACCGGTCCCTTTGTACCGAAGCCGTCGGCTAAGACTGCGGCACACCTGTACCGGCATTACAAGAACGGCGGCGACTGGCTGCACAAGGCTCTGGACCAGGTCGACCACCCCGGCATGTCCGAAGGCTTGCGCGAACACCACGAGCAGCACATCGTGCCTGCGATGGATCACCTGAAAGGTCTAGTCCACCAGCACCACGGTGAGGACGGTTCCGATCCCGACGAACTCATGGACCAGCACCTGAAGGCGCTGGAGACCGACGGCAACGCTGGCGAGCCCGGTCAGGGCGAGGCATTCTCCGTCGCGCAGGGTAACGTTCCGCCGGAAAGCACCGGTGCACCACCGCCCGAAGAGGACGTCACTCAGGATACGAAGGCCGAGCCGATGGGTTTCGACGAGGAGGGTTCCGAGGAGCCGCCCCCCGAAGAGGACAAGGGCGCCCTTCAGGACTGGGCCGCCGAGGAGGAAGAGGAGATGGACCACAACAGGAAGGGCGCCAGCACCGACGTCGATACCGAGGCTATCATGGAACGGTACCGCACGCCGAAGGGCTGGGGCACCCGTAAAATGAAGCTCGCTGACCTTGCGGCCGGCACGTACATTATCAAGCGCATCAACGGCCGGCTCTACGCGCAGAAGGCCAGCGACGGCAAGTGCCCCGACTGCGGCGCGAAGATGGTCGGCGGTAAGTGCCCGAAGTGCGACGGCGCCAAGAATGGCGGTGGAGCATCCGTCGACAGCCTGGAACAACCCTCGAATCTGGCGCCGCTGAAAGCTGCAGGCAATTACCTCGCCGCGATGGCGCGGGATTCCAGTGTACCGAGCCGGTACTCCGCGCCGATAAGCTACCACGCGACTGCGCTCCAGTCGAGGGGTGCGAAGGATGCAACCGACGCACATTCGCTCATGCAGGACTTGATTGCCGACACGTCCATTCCGAAGTACCACAAGCCGCCGCTCCGGCAGCTCTGCAAGGCTCTTACTGATGCCGGCAAGGTGCAGCGGAATGGTGGGAACGGCTCGCCGCTCACGCAGGAGGGCAAGACGCAGCGCAACGGTGGGCCCGGTTCCGCGCTTACCGATGCCGGTGCAAAGCAAGCGAACAAGCCGACCGGCATCCACGGCGAGTTCATCGAGGGCGACCCGGACAAGAAGGAACACGAGCGCGTCGACGAGACTGTTGACAACGAGTTCCTGAAGCGGTTCCAAGCACTGCGCGACCGCTTCGCGCATGTGACGGGGATGGGCGTCTCCAACAACTGATGTCCGACGAAACAAAACAGGCGCTTTGGGCGCAGTTCCTGAAGCTGACGACTGAGTTCGAGATGCAGAAGCTGACTGGAGAAGTCGCTCTGCGGCTCAGGTACCAGGACGGCGGAGTACGCACGAAAGAGTTCGAGCGTAAACATCAAGCAAAGTAACTGACCCCGGTTCGTTCCGGCATCGGCATGGCCCGCATGGATTGGCGGTCCCAGCTTAGACCCGGAGGCAGTGCTGCGAAACAGCGCTGTTTCCGGGTTTTTCCGTTTCCGGAGGTTAAATCGTGAACCAGGCTGAAATCCTCAAGCAGATGGAGTACATGGGCCAGCGGCTCGAAGAGCTCGCGAATCGACCGAGGGGAGGCGGTCCCTCGCCGAAGGACGTATTCGGCGGCTACGAGCCCGACTGGCAGTCGAACCGTTGGCCCGTTCAGCAGCTCAAGCAGCTGTCGAATGCCTACGGTGACCACGTGGCCAACGACCTGTACATCAAGAAGTACAGCGGTGGCCGCAGGCTCTCCGGCATCGGCCCCGCGCTGGTACGTATGGCCGCGATGTCCGGCTCTGCCGAGGCGAAGGCCATCGCGCATTCCATGAACGTGCCGCAGGGTTACGACCACGACAAGTTCGAGGAGGAGTTCGGTTTCACGTCGATCACCAAGGCTGCCCGTAACGGCGTGCCGCGGTACGATTCAGCAACCGGCAAGTTCCTGGCGAACGAGCGTCGCAAGGTCGCTCTGGCTGAGAACTCCGGTCAGGCTGGCGGGTACATCGTGCCTCCGCAGTTCATGAACGAGCTGCTGACGATCGCCGCCGAGGCCGGCTTCATTGAGCAACGTGCGAAGGTTGTTCCGATGAACACCCGCACGGTTCAGTGGCCGACGCTGGACATCACAACCAACCAGGGTTCCGGCCTCTCTCCGTACCTCGCCGGTCTGGCGGCCAACTGGCAGCCCGAAGCCGCGACGATCAAGGAGACCGAACCCGCCTTCCGCCAGACCGACTGGACAGCGTGGGACTTGGTGATCTACACCACGTCGAGTAATCAGCTCTTGGCCGATAACGGCATCGGCCTCGACGCCTTGCTGACTCAGCTGTTCGGCATGGCGATCACGTGGCACAAGGAATTCGCGTTCCTTCAGGGCAAGGGTGCCGGCTCTACGATGCCGCTCGGTATCCTCAACGCGCCGGCCACCATCGTCCAGCTGCGCAATACGGCTGCCAAGTTCCTCCTGCAGGACGCAGCGGCCATGATGTCCCACCTCCAGGTGACTGGTTGGGATAACGCTTGCTGGATCATGCACCAATCGGTGCTACCGCAGCTCATCCAGATGGCGGCCCACACGACCACAGGTTCGGCCGACACTGGCGCCCAGCTGGTCTGGACTTCGCCTTACGGCGACGCGTCCAAGAACATGGGTCCGATGTCCATGAAGCTGCCGAACGCGTTTTTGAACAATCTGCCCGTGTACTTCACGGAAAAGACGGCGCAGCTCGGTTCCAAGGGCGATGTGATGCTGGTCGACTGGTCCCGGTACGTGATCGGAACGCGTCTGGACCTCCAGATCGACGTTTCGCCCCACGTGCTCTTCCCGTCCAACCAGCTGGCCTGGCGTGTGGTTGCCCGCTGCGACGGCAAACCGTGGCTCAACAACGCGATTACGGACCAGACTGGCTGGACCGTGAGCCCGTTCATCGTTCTGCAGTAGAAAGCACCACGCAGTGCTGGTGAGTGCGGTAGGGAAACCCTTGCTACCGCGCTCACCAACTCCTTACAAAGTACATGGCACACGCGATCGTACATCCTGGACAGCAGGAACTGGACCTCCGGCGGCCCGAGAACGGCAGTTTTGCCGACCTCAGCCAGATGGCAGGTATCCAGCCGAAGCACTCCTTCGCAAAGTTCTTGCGTGCTGTCGCGTTGGCCAGCGGCACTAATTTCGGACAGGCGGAATTCCACCGCGAGGTGCTGAAGGGCTGGGGCAGTGAGTACAAGCGCGCCGATTCGCAAGTCCGCAAAACAGCGCTCAGTACGGAGAGCGGTACTGGTGGCGGCTACACAGTCCCTCGGGACTACTCGGTTGCACTGCTGAAAGCACTCTCCGAAGAGAGCTTTGTATATCCGCGGGCAACGCATGTCGGTATGGAATCGCGTGAGACGCAGTGCCCGCAGATCGACACCAACACCGTGCAAGCAAGCGGTGTCAGTGCGTTGATCGGCGGTATCAACTTCACATGGGGTTCTTCGCAGTCACCGATTGAAACGGAACCGACGTTCACTGAGCTTGATCTCGTTGCGTGGGATCTGCTCGGTGTCGTCAAGATGTCCAACCAGATGCTGATGGACATCGGTCCCCGCGGCGAGGATTCGCTTATAAGCTTGTTCGGCCGTGCAGCAGCCTGGAGCACGGAGTACGCGTTCTTCCAGGGTAAGGGCGCCGGGCAGTCGATGCCGCTCGGCTTGCTCAACTCGCCTGGAGCTCTGACTGTATCGCGTACAACCCCCAACCAGATCGCAAACACCGACATCGCAAAGATGGCGAGCGAGCTCCTCCCGTACTCGTGGAAAAACGCCATCTGGGCATGTTCGCCCACATGCCTCGCTCAAGTTGTCGCGCTCAGCAACTACTTCATTAACCAGACGGAGCACGAGAGTGCCAACTGCGGTACCTTGCTGACGCGACCACTGTTCGTGACAGATAAGCTGCAAGCACTCGGCAGCACAGGTGACCTGGTGCTCTTCGACCCGTCGCTGTACGTGGTCGGTGTGCGGCAGGAAATCCTCGTCGAAGCGAGCGGCGAAGGTCCGAGCTTCGGGACTTACCAGACGTACTTCCGCATCTGGCTCCGTATAGACGGCAAGCCGTGGGTGAGCAAGTCGATCACGCTCGCTGACGGCACCACGAAGGTCAGTCCGTACGTCATTCTCAAGTGAGGAAAGCATGTACATGTTCAGAGTAGGCGACAAGCTCATCAACCTTTCGGCTATCACGTACATCGAACCGCATCCGCAGTTCCTGCGTGTGTACTTCACCGGCAGTCCGACGCTCGAGCTGAAGGGCGCCGAGGCGGATGCGGTGCTCGCCGAGCTCTCGCCGCCAGCCGACGAACTGCCAGCCGAAGACACCGAGTAACAACCCGACAACTTCCAACCGCCTTAAGGATGCGGCGTAACACAAGCAGAGGTGAATTTCCATGGGACCGTTTACCGAACAGTTGACACAGGGCCTCACGTGGCCCGCACAGGACCTCCCGCCGTTGAACCGGGCGCTTAATACGGCCGGCAACATCACTGGCTGGATCGTCGGCCCGGTGCACATGAACACGCTGAAGCGTGCCATGGGCAAGTTGCTGTGCGGTGCCGGAACCACGAACTTCAACACCGGCATCAGCTTCCTCGCCGGTAACACGAGCAACTCGCTGCAGGCTGCGACTGGCGCTGCGTGGACGTGGGTGACAATCACCAGCGGCCCGCAGATCAACGTTGTCGGCCCGACCGCGAACTCCGCGACCATCGAAATGCGCAAGGACCAGATGCCGGCCGGTACCGACTGGCTCGCACTCCTGGTCAACAACAACTGCGCCTCGCTGTTTGCCGCGGAGATGATCTGCTCCCAGGCCGACTACCATCCGGCGTCCCAGTACAACAACACTGCTGCCCTCCAGCAGCAGGTGATGTAGTACCGCGTCGCCGTGCGGATGCCGGTCCGTCGTTTAGCCAAGCGGGCGGGCCGGCACTTTACAACCGCCTAATGGAGAATGTCAGTGCGTGAGAACATGATCCTTGCGATGCAGGCGGATTACGGCAAGGGCCACCGCCTATCGCACAAAGCCTACTGGGCGCATTCGCTCAAGCGCGGCAGCCCTCGGTTCGGCCGTTACTACCAGGACAGCACGGAGCTCTCTTTCGAAGGCAGCAATATCCTCATTTCGGCTGCGCTCAATGGTCAGGAAGCCGGCGCGGATATCACACACATCGTGATG